GCACATATCCACACACACACTGCGGAAGACGTTCTGCTATCATCAAATGCTGATGTCTCATAATGACAATCGCAAGCTGCTCCTGCTCCAGAAGATGCTGAATCATTCATCTCCTGTCCAGACACTTGATTATATTGGTATAACAGCAGAGGAGATTGATGAAGCTTATCGCTCTCTAAATCTTGGAAGCAAGAAGTACAGCTATCTCATGGATAGCACCATCGTTGAGACTGATGTTTTTGAAGCGATGGCGTAATCTGTAAATAAAAGCGACCGGATATCGTCACGCATGGTATCCGGCGCAGAAAGGAATATATACATATGAGTAAGAAATCATGCAAGAAATGTTACTACTACGGGAGGTGTGACGGGCAATGGAAGTGCGAATATTATTCGCCGGTTGACGACCGTGAGGAAAACCGCATCATAACAGAGCAGACTGAGGAGGAGCGTATTTCGTTTTATGACGAATGGTTTCTCTATACTCAAGAGTAATATCTATGTGAGGTGATAAATATCAGCAAACAATTAGCATGCCAGAAGTTCATTTTCAAAATTCACAGCAGCCGGCTGCGTTTGAGTAAATGGGCGCTCTCACTTCCGCTTGATGAAGCGAGGCGAAACGAAGAGGTAATATCTCTTGCCGACAGCACGATTCTTCGCTGGATTGACGAGTTGAATTCCGTGACAGATGCAGATGAACGAGCGAAAGAAATCAAGCGCGAAATACGTCGTATCAGAAAAGAACCGAACAGCATCCAGAACAGAAGACTGATCCGGGATTTATACGAAAAGCTTGACGCACTTCAATTCAAAGCCGATTATGTATGTCTGATTATCGATAGAGAAAAAGACTATCGGAGGGCGTGTCTTGGGTTCAGCATCAATGGAATCAAATACAAACGTCTTCTTGGAACGAACGGCGGTGTCAAGAACAGCACGATTGTCTTTGTGAGTGAAAGACTCTCAGAGGAGTTAATACGTCGGGTTGAGAACGGGCGGAATCCGGAAAAGGAACTTGTTACAGCAAAACTGGAAGCGTATAAAGCACTTGCGTGCAGTGCATCCACGCCGGTATCTATGCCGCACGGCGTTCTCGTTGTTGACGATGTGGAGACAGAATTCCAGACTGATTACATATATCTAACAGACGAGAACGAAGGAGAGCCGCATATCGAAACGGTTCAAGGTAAGAATGTAAAGATAAATGCATCGGATGGATTCGGCATCATGCTTCCCTCTCTTGCAGAACGGTGGAGTGGCGAGCTTGGTCTTGATTATATTGTCAGCGGACTTAACACGCGGTTCTCGTTCGAAAAAGGTATGGTATTCACATTCGACTTCATCGCGTTTGCAGAACAGGTTGCAGGATCCTATATCGTTCGTGACGCATGGGGCAACGAGGTGGATATCCGAAATGTCGAGCTGATACTGACGGTGTCAATGGTAAAGCTGTGGGATAGTTACGACAGCTGTGATGATTATCTTACCAAATCCATTAAGAACGGATACTCGTTCTGTGTTACCAAAACCTGTCCGCAGACACTTGAGAACGAGCGATCACTCAACTATCAGTACATCCAGTCGTTCGATCTTGATGATAATGATATTGACGAACTGATAGAACCTACTATGTCAGAAATAAAAGATGTCCTGAGCGGAGACTGGAGAAAGACCGCTGTATATCTGAAAGGGTCTGATTTGAATGACTCCAACGTCGTATCTATGAGAGACGATTATATCAAGGCACTTATGATCGACCATGATGTTATCCATGACTCCTATGTACAAAGTTCGATATATCAGCTGATACGAAACAGGATTAACGAAGCGAAGATTGGTGTTATCAAGGTGCACGGCAACTATTCGATTGTCTCAGGCGACCCATATCTTTTATGCCAAAGTATTTTCGGTCTGGAGAAAACAGGACTTCTGAAATCCGGCGAGATATACAATGCATATTGGAGTAATAACGGATCCAAAAAATTGCTTTGCTTCCGTGCGCCGATGACAACACATGAGAATATTGTGGCTGTTATCTCCAATAATACAGACGAAGCTGCATATTGGTATCAATACATGAATACTTGTACAATTCTGAATGGTTGGGACACAACAACAGCTGCGCTTAATGGATGTGATTTCGATGGAGATCTTGTTATGCTCACAGATAATCCTGTACTGCTCAGAAAACATAAGCCCTCTCCCGCTCTGATGTGTGCGCAGCGCCGTGCGGAGAAGCGAATCTCAACAGAGGAAGACTTTATCCAAGCAAACATCGACAGCTTCGGAAACGAAATCGGCAAGATAACAAACCGGATTACAAGTATGTACGAAATCCGCTCAGGATACAACGCAGCGTCCGATGAATATAAAATACTTACATACAGAATCAAATGCGGTCAGCTGTTCCAGCAGAACGCGATCGATAAGAGCAAAGGGATCGTCGCAAAGCCTATGCCACGTACATGGTACGACAGACATGCAGTGAACAAGATTGGTGACGAAAAAGAACGCGCGTTATACAGACGTATTGTCGCAGACAAGAAACCGTACTTTATGCGTTATGTGTACCCACAGTTGATGAGTCAATATAAAACATACATACGAAACACAGACAGAAATGCACTCAGAGAGTTCGGGCTGACTGTCGATGAGTTAAAAGCGATACCGGAGAGTTCAAGAACGGAAAGACAGGAAGAATTCCTTTCGTACTATGATTACCGGATGCCGGTCGGCATAGGAGAGTGCGTTATGAACCGTATCTGCCGAAGATTTGAGGAAGCATTTGACGGATATCTCGGACGAGTGGGACAGGATGATTATGATTACTCAGCGATGAAGTCAGGTGTGGAATATTCCGGGAAGCAATTCAACGCAATCAAAAAATTATATCACGAATACAATCAGCGCCTGAGAAGTTACGCCGCTCTTGCGGAGTATGAACGGATTGACGACAACGAGACAAGTGCTGCGCTATCTGTTATGAACGATGAATTTCGTCGTGAGTGCGACAGGGTGTGCTCGGATCGTGCGGCGTTGTGCGATATCATTCTGGATATTTGCTATTCACAAAATACCACAAAGCGGTTCGCATGGAGCATGTGCGGTCACGAGATGATTGAGAACTTGCTCAATAAATTCGGACGAAAGATCTCATACCCAGCCAGAAGCGATGATGGTGAATTTTCGTTTGGTGGTAATACATATGAAATTAAGACAATTTTTTTGGAGGATGATCAGATAGATGTCAATTATACTGAATGAAAATGAATGGGCAAAAGAAATGCTCGACAGTATACAGCTCGGGAAGAAGCCATTTGAAACGCTGAAGCGGATTGCAAGATATTACTTTGACCAGGGTTACAACAAACGGGATACACGACGGCTGATTGACAGATTTGTTTTCCAGTGCGGCGAAAGCTCCACCGCGAAGCGATGGGCTGATAAGATTGAACGTGCGATTTCCGCCGCACAGAAATCTGCCGCAATCAATATCGAATGCATAAGAATCACAAAGCCGGAGATTGAGACAATCCGCTCGCTTGATAACATACAAGCACAAAAACTTGCATTTACGCTGCTCTGTCTCGCAAAATACTGGAACGAAGCCTATCCGTTCTGTGATTCGTGGGTTGGAAGCAAGGATAACGAAGTCATGCAGATGGCGAATATACACGCATCTATCAGAAAGCAAAGTGAATATTTCCGCATACTGATCGAGAGCGGGCTGATACGCGCATCAAAGAAGATTGACAATACAAGCATTCGTGTTTTATTTATCACAGATGGGGAGACAGAAGTTGAGATTCGTGACTTCCGAAATCTCGGATATCAATACTTATTACATAACGGCGATGCGAAATTTTTCCAGTGTCAAAATTGCGGCATCATAACAAGAAAGAATAAGATTGCAGCAGAGGAAGATGTACAGATCAGAGGACGAAAACAAAAGTATTGTACAGAGTGTGCTGTCAAGGTAAATATCCAGAAAACCATGATTCGTGTTATGCAAAACAGAGATTGCAGCAATAACGAGAGAAATTCAGTTTGATTAATTATATATCATAATCCGTTGCAGCACAACGTGTTTCGACGAATACTATAGTTTATTATATATGGTATACATATTACAAACCGAATGAAAGGATTACTATGATTGCAATTAACAAAACCGAAAAAGAAGCGATCTGTGAACGCTTCCCCAATGTACACATTGTCCGCACTATGCGGCAGAAGTCGAAAAGACACCGTTATTACTGTGAGGAGAACCCCGATGTCCTTCGGTTCTTAAACAGAAGCCGCGGCAATGATGTAAAGACGGGCGAGGGTGGTGATCGTTATAAGCGCAATAGAAAGAAGACCTGATGAAACCCGTTTTGATTACCATAAACGGTTGATCAACGGCAAGCTCGTTGACAAAACGCTGTCTGATATTGACTATTCGGAGTTGTCCGAATACGTCTATGGGCAGGCGTACTCCTCCGATGTAGCGCGGCGCATGATGTACGGCAGCCGCAGAACGATAGAGATGATTGAGGAGGAGCGGGTACATTCCATATCCGATGAATCCCTCCTTTCCGAGATGGATGAAAAGATTGCTGCACTTCGTGCTGAGCGCAGAAGATTGTACGATCAGCGCAACGCATGGAACAAGATCCATGACGAACAGGGGCGTTATGAGGAAATCTGCGAAATTATTGAAACGTCTATCAATAATAACCTCCCGTCTCTGAACTACGTCCCGTGTGCTGTGCAGCCGTCTGACAACGATCTGATTGTTACTCTGCACGACATTCACTACGGGGCTGTGGTTCACAATGCGTGGTGTGATTACGACTCTTCTGTATGCAGACTGATGATGACGCACTATCTCGACCGGATTCTCGGAATCGCCCGGACACACAATAGTGAAAACTGTTATGTTGT